CATGAAATTCTGCTGCGTGCGATGTTTTTGAATAATGAATGCTGATTTCGATGTTCACGATTCAGATATCGATCACCGGTATTACAGCAGCCCTTCAGTGAGGGGCTGCGATAATGCTGGTGGCCTGAATATCTCCATTGAAAACAGGAGGCGAAATGTCTGAGCGAAACTATGAAGCAATTGGGCGCTGCGTTGTTCTGAGAAAGCGTATTGAAGAAAATCTTTGCGCTCTCCAGGAAATAAAAACGGAAATTATTTCTGCTGAATCTCCGTTTTTATTAGGTGAGCGGTTGCATGGTGGTTATTCACTGGTGTTGTGCATAGAAACGAATGCAAATCGCTGTCGTGAGTTACTTGATAGCACAATAAAGCTTGTCGATGAACATAATCAGTACGCCGTGGCAGCGGGACTGGGTGCGATCTGTATCTTCCCCGAGGGAGAAGCGTTTAATAGCCAGAGAACGAAATTCCATGCCATCACGAATTCCCCGCGCCTGTCGTAAGCGTGGATGTGCAGGCACAACAACAGACAGATCTGGCTACTGCGATAAACATCGTGGTGAAGGCTGGGCACAGCATCAGCGCGGACTGAGTCGCCACCAGCGTGGCTATGGCTCAAAATGGACAGTGATCCGTGCCCGTATTCTGAAGCGCGATAAAGGCCTGTGCCAGTTGTGCCTGCGTGCTGGTGTGGTAAGCGAGGCAAGAACCGTCGACCACATCATCCCGAAAGCGCATGGCGGTACGGATGCAGACAGTAATCTGCAGAGTCTGTGCTGGCCCTGCCACAAGGCGAAAACAGCGCGTGAACGCATCAACTGATAATTGTTCTCACCTGTAAGGGAGGGGCGGGTCAAATCCCTGCAACCTGTGCCGTTCGGGACCGCCCGCCTAGTCAAATTTTTACACCCGCGAAATTAAAAATTTCAGGATTTGACATGTCAGGAAAATCTGTTGCACCCGGAAGGGGGAGAAAGCCGAAGCCGACTACCCGTAAGGAGCTGGCAGGCAATCCCGGCAAACGGGCATTAAATAAGCTCGAACCAAAATTCACGCCTATAACCCATGCTGATCCACCCGACTGGTTTGATGAAACCGCGCGCCATATGTGGGACACCATTATTCAGGAACTCTGTGCCCAGCGAGTTCTGTATGTTACTGATTTGCACAATGTCGTTGCATTTTGTACTGCTTTTCGCAACTGGCATGAGTCACAGCAGGAGGTTATGCGCGTTGGGATTACGGTAGAGAGTGACGCGGGGCCAAAGAAAAACCCGGCGCTCACGGCGGCAAATGAGGCCGCCAGACAAATGGTGACATTCGGTAGTTTATTAGGACTCGATCCTGCCAGTCGGCAGCGGCTTATCACGCCGAAGCAGGGGAGCGATAATCCATTTAAAAACCTATGACACGAAAAAATCACGTGAACGTTAACGCCGCAAATCAGTATGCACGTGACGTGGTTCGCGGAAAAATTCAGGTTTGCCGTTATGTTGTTCTGGCCTGCCAGCGTCACCTTGATGATCTGGAAAGTTCAGCCAAAAAAAACTATCCGTTTAAATTTGATAAGGATAAAGCTGAGCGGGTAGCGAAATTTATCCAGCTTTTGCCACACACTAAAGGGGAGTGGGCATTTAAACGGATGCCTATTACGCTTGAACCCTGGCAGTTGTTCTGCATCTGTGTTGTGTTTGGCTGGGTGAGAAAAAAGAGTGGCCTGCGTCGATTCCGCGAGGCTTATAATGAAATTCCCCGTAAAAACGGGAAATCAGCAATGTCGGCTGGCGTTGGCCTGTATATGTTTACCTGCGATGATGAATTTGGCGCGGAAGTGTATTCCGGAGCTACAACAGAGAAACAGGCATGGGAAGTTTTTCGTCCGGCCAGACTGATGGCGCAACGCACGGAACCATTGCGCGAAGCATTTGGCATTGAAGTACATGCTCAAAGCATGAGCCGTCCGGAGGATGGAGCTCGTTTTGAACCGTTGATTGGAGATCCGGGAGACGGCGCGTCGCCAAGCTGCGCTCTTATTGATGAATATCACGAGCATCAGACCGACGCGCTTTACCAGACGATGCAAACCGGGATGGGGGCACGTCGTCAGCCGCTGATTTTTGGTATCACCACTGCGGGCTATAACATCGAAGGGCCATGCTACGATAAACGTCGTGAAGTGATCGAAATGCTTGAAGGGATTGTGCCCAATGATGAGCTTTTCGGGATCATTTATACCATTGACGACGGGGATGACTGGACTGATCCTGCGGTATTACGTAAAGCGAATCCCAATATGGGGATTTCGGTCTACAGCGATTACTTGTTATCTCAACAGCGCGCGGCAATTAACAACCCACGAAAAGTGGGCGTGTTCAAAACGAAACATCTGAATATCTGGGTGGCGGCAAAAGACGCCTTCTTCAATCTGGTGAACTGGCAGAAATGCGAAGACAGGAGCCTGACACTGGAGCGTTTTGAGGGACATACCTGCATTCTGGCGTTTGACCTTGCGCGAAAGCTGGATTTGAATGCAATGGTGCGGCTTTTTACCCGACAGATTGACGGTAGAACACATTATTATTGCGTCGCCCCCAAATTTTTTGTTCCCTACGACACAATCTACAGTGCTGATGTGACAGACAGCCGTACAGCGGAACGTTATCAGAAGTGGGTTGAAGGGGGATTTATTACTGTTACCGATGGAGCGGAAATTGATTACCGGGAGATCCTTGAATCTGCGAAAGAGGCAAATCGTTTAAACGCTGTAGAGGAGTCGCCTATAGATCCTCACGGAGCCACAAATCTGTCCCATCATCTGGCGGATGAAGGCTTAAATCCCATTACCATTATGCAGAACTACACCAACATGTCAGATCCCATGAAGGAGCTGGAGGCGGCTATTGAGGCCGGACGCTTTCATCATGACGGAAATCCGGTGATGACGTGGTGTATCAGCAATGTTATCGGAAAGCATATCCCCGGTGATGATGATGTGGTTCGTCCGATCAAGCAGGGGAACGAGAACAAAATTGATGGTGCTGTTGCGCTGATTATGGCCGTAGGACGCTGCATGTTGTTTGAGAAAGAAGAAACGCTTTCGGATCACATTGAGTCCTGCGGTATCCGCTCACTTTAACAGAGGTAATTATGTTGCTGACAATTCTCGCGCCACTGGTGGGCGTGGTGGGCGTACTTTTGCTTTCATTTGGTGCCTGGCTGATTTATTCCCCGGCGGGATTTGTTACTGCGGGAGCCGCATGTCTGTTCTGGTCATGGCTGGTGGCCCGTTATCTTGACCGCCTGTATCTGCGGGCTTCAGGAGGTGAGTAGTGTTTTTTTCAGGTCTTCTCCGGCGAAAAAATGACTCACCTGTCACGACCCCGGCGGCCCTGGCGGAAGCGATCGGACTGACTTACGACACGTACACAGGGAAACGCATCAGCAGCCAGCAGGCCATGCGGATGACGGCGGTATTTTCCTGCGTTCGGGTACTGGCGGAGTCCGTCGGTATGCTCCCCTGTAGCCTGTACAAAATGACCGGAACCCTTAAAGCACGGGCAACTGATGAACGCCTGCACAAACTGATTTCAGCAAAACCCAATGGCTACATGACGCCGCAGGAGTTCTGGGAGCTGGTGATTGTCTGTCTGTGTCTGCGGGGTAATTTTTATGCTTATAAGGTGAAGGCCCTGGGGGAGGTGGTCGAGCTGCTTCCCGTCGATCCGGGCTGCGTGGAGCCAAAACTGAACAGTAAATGGGAGCCTGTTTATAAAGTAACATTCCCTGATGGTTCAGTGGATGTGCTCAGTCAGGACGACATCTGGCATGTACGAACCCTGACGCTGGACGGCCTTGTGGGGCTTAATCCCATCGCCTATGCACGCGAAGCTGTGGCGCTGGCGGCGGCAACAGAAGAGCACGGGGCGAGACTGTTCAGTAATGGCGCAGTAACTTCTGGTGTGTTGCGTACCGACCAGCAGTTGACAGATAAAGCCTATGAGCGAATCAAAAAAGATTTTGAAGAGCGGCATGTCGGGCTGGGAAATACCCATCGCCCGATGATTCTGGAGATGGGGCTGGACTGGAAGCCGGTGGCACTGAATGCAGAAGACAGCCAGTTTCTGGAAACCCGCAAGTTTCAACTGGAGGAAATCTGTCGCCTGTTCCGTGTGCCTCTGCATATGGTGCAGAACACCGACCGTGCCACCTTCAACAATATTGAAGAGCTGGGGCTTGGCTTCATTAACTATTCCCTTGTGCCGTATCTGACCCGTATTGAACAGCGGATCAACACAGGGCTGGTCCGGGACAGCAAACAGGGTAAATTTTACGCCAAATTTAATGCCGGCGCCCTGTTGCGCGGTGATATGAAGTCGCGATTTGAAGCCTATGCCACCGGGATCAACTGGGGCATTTATTCCCCCAATGACTGCCGCGATCTGGAGGATATGAACCCTCGTCCGGGCGGTGATGTGTATCTGACGCCGATGAACATGACCACAAAACCTTCCGACGGCAGTAATAACGGTAAGAAAAAGGAGAGCGAAGATGCAGACAAAACAGCGTCTTGATATACCGCTGAGCCTGAAATCTGTCAGCGACTCCGGCGAATTTGAAGGTTATGGCTCGGTTTTTGGCGTTAAGGACAGCCACGATGATGTGGTGGTTCCCGGTGCCTTTACCACAACACTTCAGAAATGGAGTGAAAAAAAGGCGCTGCCTGCGTTGCTCTGGCAGCACCGTATGGATGAGCCCATCGGTGTATACACCGAAATGAAAGAAGATGATGTCGGGCTTTACGTCAGGGGACGATTACTCGTTGATGATGATCCCCTGGCAAAACGTGCACATGCCCATATGAAGGCCGGTTCTTTAACCGGCCTTTCTATTGGCTACATCCTGAAAGACTGGGAATACGACCGTGAAAAAGGTGTATTCCTGCTGAAAGCGATCGACCTGTGGGAAGTCAGTCTGGTGACGTTTCCTTCCAATGATGAGGCACGTATCAGCGATGTGAAAAATGCGCTGGCGCGTGGGGAGATCCCTGATCAGAAAATCATTGAGCGGGTCCTGCGCGATGTTGGACTCTCGCGAACCCAGGCCAAAGCATTCATGGCCGGGGGATATGGCGCTTTATCCCTGCGTGATGCTGAGGATGTGGATGCCGCACTGAATGCACTGAAAAATCTTAAATTTTAACCAGGAGAAAAATAATGGCTGACATTAAAGATGTGGAGCAGGTCGCGCAGGAGCTGCAGGCGAAATTTGACGATTTTAAGGACAAAAACGACAAACGCATTGACGCAATCGAGCAGGAAAAGGGAAAACTTGCCGGGGAAGTGGAAACCCTTAATGGGAAACTTACTGAGCTGGAAAATCTCAAAAGCGATCTCGAGGCTGAGCTGGCTGAAGTTAAGCGTCCGGCAGGCGGCACGCAAAATAAGGTTGCTGGTGAACATAAGGAAGCGTTTATCGGATTTATGCGCAAGGGGCGTGAAGACGGCCTGCGTGAGCTTGAGCGTAAGGCGCTGCAGGTGGGTAACGATGAAGATGGCGGTTACGCCATTCCGGAAGAACTGGATCGCACCATTCTGACGCTGTTGAAAGACGAAGTGGTGATGCGCCAGGAAGCCACTGTGATCACACTCGGGGGCTCGGATTATAAGAAACTGGTGAATCTTGGCGGAACAACGTCCGGATGGGTGGGGGAAACGGATGCACGTCCGGAAACTGCCACCTCAAAACTGGGGCTGATTGAACCCTTTATGGGGGAAATCTACGGTAATCCGCAGGCCACCCAGAAAATGCTCGATGATGCTTTCTTTGATGTGGAGGCCTGGATCAACAGTGAGCTGGCACTGGAATTTGCTGAGCAGGAAGAGATCGCCTTTACCAGTGGCGACGGCAGCAAAAAACCGAAAGGTTTTCTGGCATATGAGTCCACCGACGAGGACGATAAAACCCGTAAATTCGGTAAACTCCAGCATATTGCTTCCGGCGCGGCTTCCGGCGTGACGGCTGATGCGATCATTAAGCTGATTTACACCCTGCGTAAGGCGCACCGCAGCGGCGCGAAGTTCATGATGAACAATAACAGCCTGTTTGCCATCCGTCTGCTGAAGGACAACGAGGGTAATTACCTGTGGCGTCCGGGTATTGAGCTGGGCCAGCCTTCTTCACTGGCGGGGTATGGCATTGTTGAGAATGAACAGATGCCGGATATTACCGCCGATGCAAAAGCCATTGCGTTTGGTAACTTCAAACGGGGCTATACCATCGTTGACCGCATTGGTACCCGTATCCTGCGCGATCCGTACACCAACAAGCCGTTCGTGGGTTTTTATACCACCAAACGAACCGGCGGTATGCTGGTGGACTCTCAGGCGATTAAACTGATGAAAATCAGTGCAACAGGTAAACAGAAATAAGCCGCGAAATGCGGTTTTTTTTGTGCCCGCGCTCCGGCGGGCACGGGAGGAAACATGCTCCTGAAAGAAGAGGAAATTAAGTCTCACCTCCGGCTCGATGATGGTTTGTATACTGACGGCGATTTTCTGAAACTGCTTGCAAAGGCGGTTCAGGCGAGAACGGAAACCTTTCTTAACCGGAAACTCTATACGCCGGGTGAAACCATTCCGGAAGATGATCCGGACGGCATCCATCTTCCGGACGATGTTCGTCTGGCAATGCTGATGCTGGTCAGCCATTTTTATGAAAATCGTTCAGCGATCGCCGATGTGGAAAAAATGGAAACACCGATGAGCTTCAGATGGCTTGCCGGCCCTTACAGGATTGTACCGCTATGAAAATCAGACAAAGTCAGACCAGCGCAACTTATCTTCTGCCGGACCCCGGTGAACTTAACCGTCGGATAACTATCCGTCGGCGTGTTGATGAACCCACTGCTGACTTTGGTACGAAACCGACGTATCCGGAATCGTCTGAGGTCTGGGCAAAGGTGGCTCAGCCAGGCGCTGCTGCTTATCAGGGCTCAGTGCAGACAGAAAATATCGTTACGCATTATTTTACGATCCGTTTCCGGCACGACATTACGGCAGATCATGAGGTGGTTTATTACGGTCAGGTGTACCGGATATGTCGAATACGTGACCTGAACGGTCAGCGGCGTTTTTTATTACTGGAATGTGAAGAACTGTGTACAGAGCGACGACGTGGTGAGTGTCATGAATCAGACAGCATTTTTACACGTCGACTTTAAACAACCGAAGGAGCTGGAGTTTAATCGCGCCCGTCTTCGTCGGGCGTTTGTGCAAATCGGGCGCGTTTATATGCGCGACGCCAGACGTCTGGTGATTAAACGCGGGCGTTCCGGTCCGGGCGAGAACCCGGGGTATCAGACCGGGCGTCTGGCCCGCTCTATTGGTTATTACGTTCCCAAAAAAACGACCCGTCGCCCCGGGCTGATGGTGAAAATTTCTCCTAACCAGAAAAACGGGCAGGGGAATCGCCGCTTCCCCGAGGGAACCCCCTATTATCCGGCGTTTCTGTATTACGGCGTTCGCCATTCAGCTTATGGAATGGATAAAAAGGATAAGCGGCAGAAAAAACATCATTCTTCTCCGTGGCGCATCAGGCCGCGCAACAATTTTATGGCTGACGTTATTGAGCGGCGGCGTCACTGGACGCAGGAGTTACTGTCCCGTGAGCTGCAGCGTTCGTTACGCCCGGTAAAAAGGAAGCATAAATGAAACTGACAACGATAATTGCGGCGCTGCGAGAGCGATGCCCGCGTTTTGAACATCGTATTGGTGGTGCTGCGCAGTTTAAGTCGATCCCTGATGTCGGAAAACTGCGCCTGCCTGCTGCCTATGTGGTCCCCTCTGACGATGCGCCGGGGGAACAAAAATCACAGACCGATTACTGGCAGGATTTGACAGAAGGCTTCTCCGTGATTGTGGTGCTCAGCAATGAGCGGGATGAAAAAGGGCAGTGGGCAGCGTATGACGCCGTCCATGATGTCCGGGGGGAGCTCTGGAAAGCCCTGCTGGGGTGGGCGCCGGACCCACAGGGCGGTGAGATTGTATATGCCGGAGGCACTCTGCTGGAGCTGAACCGCTACGAGCTGTATTACCAGTTCGACTTTACGGTGAAGTATGAAATCACGGAGGAGGACACCCGACAGGCTGAGGATATTCACGCCCTGCCGGACTTATCCCTGCTGGCTGTCGATGTGGATTACATCGATCCCGGTAATGGCCCGGATGGTGAAGATGAACACCATCTGGAGATAAATTTCCCTCAAAAATCAGAGTAACCCATGTTTGTAAAACCCCTGAAAGGGCGGTCGGTTCCCGACCCTGCCCGTGGCGACCTTTTGCCTGTCGACGGGCGAAATGTGGATGAGAGCAGCTACTGGTTTCGCCGCATCGCGGCGGGCGACGTGGTCCGTGTTAAACAGGATAAGGTTAAAAAATCATGACGATAAGTTTTAATACCGTTCCGTCAACCACGCTGGTACCGCTTTTTTATGCGGAGATGGATAATTCAGCGGCAAATACGGCGGTGACCAGCGCGCCTGCATTACTGATTGGGCATGCCAGCAACGATGCAGCCATTGAGGTTAACAGCCTGGTGCTGATGCCGTCGGCAGACTATGCCCGCCAGATTTGTGGGACCGGGAGCCAGCTGGCGCGCATGGTCGAAGTATACCGTCAGACAGATCCTTTCGGTGAACTGTATGTTATTGCGGTACCGGAAGCCAAAGGGGCGGCGGCGACGGTCAGGGTGACGGTTACCGGAGAAGCAGAGGAAAGCGGTACCCTGAGTCTGTATGTCGGGCGCTCCCGTGTACAGGTGCCTGTGGTGAATGGCGATGATGCCACTGCGGTTGCCACCGCGATTAAGGACGCGGTAAACGGGGTTATCACCCTGCCGTTTACGGCGTCATCTGATGCAGGTGTGGTGACGCTGACTGCCCGCCATAAGGGGCTGTATGGTAACGAGTTACCTGTCTGCCTGAATTATTATGGTTCTGGTGGTGGTGAGATTCTGCCTGCGGGACTTCAGGTCGTGACGGAAGCCGGAACTGCGGGTAGCGGAGCGCCTGATCTTACCGCCGCTGTTGCTGCTATGGGCGATGAGGCATTCGACTTTATCGGTCTGCCATTCAATGATGCCGCCTCCATCAATATGATGATGACCGAAATGAATGACAGCAGCGGTCGCTGGAGTTATGCGCGCCAGTTATACGGGCATGTCTATACCGCAAAACTGGGAACGCTGTCAGAGCTGGTTGATGCCGGAGATATGCATAATCAGCAACATATCACGCTTGCCGGTTACGAAAAGGAAACCCAGTCGCCTGTCGATGAACTGGTTGCCAGTCGCCTTGCCCGTGAAGCGGTATTTATCCGGAATGACCCGGCCCGTCAGACACAGGCGGGGGAACTGGTGGGGATGCTTCCGGCACCGAAAGGTAAGCGATTCATCATGACAGAGCAGCAGACCCTTTTATCTCACGGCGTGGCGACGGCTTATGTGGAAGGCGGCACGTTGCGGATCCAGCGTTCCGTAACCACCTACAAAAAGAATGCATATGGCGTGGCAGACAACAGCTATCTGGACAGTGAAACACTGCATACCAGCGCATACGTTCTTCGCAAACTGAAATCGATTATCACCAGTAAGTACGGGCGTCACAAGCTGGCGAATGATGGTACCCGTTTTGGCCCGGGGCAGGCCATTGTCACTCCTGCCGTTATCAAAGGGGAACTTCTGGCGACATATCGCCAGATGGAGCGTGCAGGCATCGTGGAAAATTACGATCTGTTCAGGCGTTATCTGATTGTAGAGCGGGATGCAGATAACCCGAACCGACTGAACACTCTGTTCCCGCCAGATTATGTTAACCAGTTACGTGTCTTTGCGGTGGTTAACCAGTTCCGTCTCCAGTATTCAGAGGAGTCAGCATAATGGCAAAGATCGCCGGAACCTGTTTTTTTAAAGTGGATGGTCAGCAACTGTCGCTGACGGGAGGCATTGAAGTGCCGATGAATACCCGTGTCCGGGACGATGTGGTCGGGATGACGGGCGATGTGGATTATAAGGAGTCATGGCGCTCACCCTACGTTAAAGGCACGTTTAAGGTGCCAAAGAGTTTCCCTGTGGACAAACTTACCACCTCAGACCAGATGACCATTACCGCCGAACTGGCGAACGGCATGGTGTATGTGCTGTCATCGGCCTGGCTGCACGGGGAAGCAAACCATAACGCCGAAGAAGGTACTGTCGATCTGGAATTTCATGGTGAAGAAGGAGGTTATCAGTAATGGCTGTTACAGAACTGGAATTAAAAAAACCGATTGTTGCTCACGGGGAAACGCTGCATGTACTTGAGATACGGGAGCCCACATATGACGAGATCGAGGCACTGGGTTTTCCGTTCAGTATTTCCGGTGATGGCGCGGTGAAGCCGGACAGCCAGGCGGCGCTGAAATACATTCCTGTGCTGGCGGGTATCCCCCGTTCGTCGGCGGCACAGATGGCGAAGCTGGACATTTTTAAAGCGAGCATGGTGATCCTGCGTTTTTTTACCAGCTCGGAGACGGAAAACATCTCAGAAAGCGATTCTACAATGTTGCCTGGTTCTGGAAGCTAAACCCCCTGGAACTTCGCCGGACGGCTGTTTCTCAGTTTGTTGAACTGGAGGCAGAGGCCGTCCGCATTAACGAGGAGATGAAGCATGGCTGACAGTTTTCAGCTAAAAGCCATCATCACCGCCGTCGATAAGGTGTCGGCACCGCTCAGGGGAATACAGCGTCAGCTTAAAGGGTTTCAGAAAGAGTTCGCCAGTTTGTCTCTGGGCGCGGCCGGTGCCGGAACAACCATACTGGGGGCGCTGGCGCTCCCGGTAAAATCTGCCATTGCCCTTGAGTCAAAAATGGCGGATGTCCGGAAAGTGGTGGATGGTCTGGATACGCCGGAAGCGTTTAAGGCAATGACGGAGCAGGTGCGCGACCTGTCAACAGAACTGCCCATGTCGGCGGAAGGTATCGCCGAAATTGTGGCGGCGGGTGGTCAGGCTGGCATCGCCCGTGACGAGCTGATGCAGTTTACTGATGACGCCGTGAAGATGGGCGTGGCCTTTGACACCGCAGCGGAAGAATCCGGTCAGATGATGGCACAGTGGCGCACTGCCTTTAAACTGACACAGGGAGAGGTGGCAGGACTTGCGGACAAGATTAACTATCTTGGCAATACCGGTCCTGCAAGTGCGAAAAAGATTTCTGATGTTGTGACCCGTATTGGCCCTTTAGGCGGTGTTGCGGGTGTGGCCTCCGGAGAGATTGCCGCAATGGGGGCAACCATTGCCGGAATGGGGGTGGAGTCAGAAATTGCTGCGACGGGGATAAAGAATTTTATGCTGTCGCTGACAGCGGGGGATTCTGCCACCAAATCGCAGAAAAAAGTGCTTCGCTCGTTGCGCATTAGCCCGAAAAAACTGGCGGCGGATATGCAGAAAGACGCCCGTGGGGCCATGCTGCACGTACTGGATTCTCTGGCGAAAGTGCCGAAAGAAAAACAGGCTGCCGCGCTTAATGCGCTGTTCGGGAAGGAATCTTCTGGATCCATTGCGCCGCTGCTTACGAATCTGGATTTGTTGCGAACCAATTTTAATCGTGTGGCGGATGCGCAGCAGTATGGCGGCTCAATGCAGAAAGAATATGCCGCCCGTGCCGCGACGACGGAAAACCAGTTGTTGCTTCTGCAGAACCAGACAAAAGCGATTTCTTCCACGCTGGGGGAAACCTTTCTGCCTTCACTCAATGAAGGTATAAAAGAGATGAAGCCTTTTCTGGAAGAAGTGCGTACGTTTGTCAGAGAAAATCCGGAGGTGGTTAAAAGCATCGCTAAAGTCGGACTGGCGTTACTGTCGTTTGGCGTTGCTGTTGGCACCTTATCCCGCCTGACAAAAATCATGGGTAGCGTCATGAAGATGACACCAGCAAAGGGGCTTATTACTTTGCTGGTGGCGGGAGCGTATCTCATTATTGATAACTGGGAAACGGTCGGGCCAGTTGTGAAAAAAGTCTGGCAGGAGGTTGATCAGGTTGTCAGGGCAATGGGGGGATGGGAACAGGCAGTAAAAACAATAGCAACGGTTTCTGCCCTGTATATTGGTGTGAAAGCGGTGGCAGCCATTCGTGCAGCAACTGTCGCCCAGAATCAATGGACAACGGCGGCAGGAAAAACAGCGCTGAAATTAAAGGGGCTTGGGAAGATCAGTCTGATTGGTGGATTGATTGAACTGGGCATAATGGCGCGGGAGTTTGAAAAAGAACATCCCTGGCTTGTTAAAAATTTTGTGGCTGATGCACTGAACAGCGGTTTTGGTCTGAATGATAAGTTCGACGAATGGGGCAAACAGTTTCATGATTTTGTCTATGATATGACCGGATGGCAGATGCCGCGTGGTGATGGCTATTTGTCTCCTGAAAAACGCTACACCCCGAATGTACCACTGGAAAGGAATCAGCTGTTAAGCCTTTCATCTTCACCGGCAACCCGCAGCGAACTTAAGGTGACGTTTGACAACGCGCCGCCGGGAATGCGTGTCATCGATTTGCCGAAAACAGGCGATCCCTTTATGAAAATCACCCATGACGTTGGGTATTCACCTTTCAGACGTTAACAATGGGGTATCAGAATGGATTTTCCTTCCTTACCTTCTTTGTCCTCTTTGTTTTCTTCATCTTCCGGAACGACCTGGCGCGATAATCTTTACGACGCTTCATTTCGTGGCGTTCCGTTTTCGGTGGAAAGCGACGAGGGGACGTTCGGACGCCGCGTTCAGGTCCATGAATACCCAAACCGTGATAAACCGTATACGGAGGATCTCGGGCGTGCCACACGACGGCTGACGATTAATGCGTATCTCGTTGGTGATGATTACGCAGAGCAGCGCGATCGGCTGATTACAGCGATTGAAACCGCCGGGCCGGGGACGCTGATCCATCCGCAGTTCGGTGAAATGCAGGGCTGTATTGACGGACAGGTGACCGTTTCTCACTCCGGTACTGAAGGCCGTATGTGCCGGATTTCATTTCAGTTTGTTGAGAGCGGGGAACTGTCATTTCCGGTCGCCGGAGCCGCAACCGCCAGAAAACTGGAGGAGTCGTCCGGATTCCTGGATGAACTGATTGAAGACATGTCCGGCGATTTTGATCTCGCGGGAATAGCGGACTTTATTCAGAACGATGTTATTGCCCGGGCAACCGATATGCTGGGAACCGTTCAGACGGCTTTCAAAATGGTTAATTCTGCTGTTTCTGCCGGAATGAGGCTGATGCAGGGCGATTTGTCTGTCATTCTGATGCCGCCGTCGGTTGCCAGTGATTTTGTACATACGTTGCAGAATACCTGGCGGGCCGGAACCCGACTGGTGGATAACACACAGGATCTGGTGCAGTCCATAACGACAATGTCCGGTATTACGCTGGAGCCAGGGCTGGCGCCGCGTGCGGTGTGGCCCACAGATTCCGTATCGGTTGTCAGGCAAAAACAGCAGACAAATCTGGTGGCTGCAGTCATCCGGACGACGGCAATCAGCGAGGCTGCAAGGGCGGTCACTTCACTACCGCAACCCGGAAGTCTGGTGAAAAATCAGCAGGCGGTTGTGGCTGTTGGTGGTTCCACTGAACGTCAGTCCGATATTATTCATGTTTCTCATCCGGCACTTGACAGCGTGGCAGCCAGCACAGAACAGGATGCGACAGCGCAACCACCAACGCGGGAAAATCTTACCATCATACGCGAATCGCTGAACGCGGCGATTGAACAGGAGCTCAGACGTACGACGGATGACAGACTGTTTTTTCAGTTGACGTCATTACGTACAGAACTGAACCGGGATATTCAGGCGCGTCTGGTTCAGACGGAGGAAACCGCAGAGCGAACGCCAGCGGAGGTTCTGCCCGCGCTTGTTCTGGCTGCGTCATGGTACGACGATGCATCCCGTGAAACGGATATCCTGGATCGAAATGCCATATCTCATCCGGGCTTTGTTCCGGTCAGGGCATTAAGGGTACCCGTCAGATGAATAATACCGTTTTACTTCGGGTTTCCGGTCGCGAATGGGGCGGCTGGACATCCGTCCGTATCAGTGCGGGCATTAACCGTATTGCCCGCGATTTTAATGTTGCCATCACCACCCGCTGGCCCGGCAGCCGGGATTATCAACCCCGGATAAAAAATGGTGACCTGGTTGAAGTGCTTATTGGGGATGATCCCGTACTTACCGGATATGTGGAGGCGCTACCGCTTCGTTATGACGCCAGCAGCGTCAGCATGGGGATTGTCGGGCGAAGCAAAACAGCCGATCTGGTTGACTGCTCTGCTTCGCCACTCCAGCAGAGCGGAAAAAAACTGCTCAGAATAGTCAGTGAACTGGCTGCGCCATTTGGCATCACCGTTGTTGATGCTGGTGTGCCGCAGACAGCGGTGATTGATGCCCAGCCGGAGCATGGCGAAACCGTTGCCGATTGTCTTAACCGGTTACTGGGGCAGGTTCAGACGCTGGCTTATGACGATGAATGGGGGCGACTGGTTCTGGGGAAACCCGGAACAGGCAAAGCGGCGACGGCACTGGTGCTGGGGGATAATATTCTTTCCTGTGACACGGAAAGAAGCATCAGAGAGCGATTTTCTGAATATCAGGTCAGTGGACAACGCCCGGGTAACGATGCTGATTTTGGTGAGGCGACCATTGCCGCAATACGTCAGACCATTCAGGACAGCGGTGTTACCCGTTATCGCCCTTTGTTGATTCAGCAGTCAGGTACAGCGACAACAGCAACCTGTAAGGCCCGTTGTGAATTTGAAGCGCGTCAACGGGCCGCGCTTACCCGCGAGACAACATATACGGTTCAGGGCTGGCGACAGGGCAATGGCGCGTTATGGCGCCCGGGATTATCTGTCATCGTTTTCGACCCGCTGAATAACTTTGATAATGATGAACTGGTTATCGCGGAAGTCACCTATAACCATGATGACCGGGGTACAACGACCGAATTACGGGTTGGCCCGGCAGATGCTTATCTCCCTGAGCCTGTTACCGCAAGGAAGAAAAAAAATAATGAGGAGGATTTTTGATGAACGGACTTTCTCTCCGTAATCTGATTTCCCGGGCTGTCATCACTGCGGTGGATTCCGCCAGAAAGTGTCAGTCTGTAGGGTTGAAAATGATAGCCGGAGATCAGAAACAACACGTTGAGCACCTTGAACCCTATGGTTTTACATCTGTCGCACAGAACGGTGCTGAGGGCGTTGCTTTATTCCCGGCGGGCGATCGTTCTCATGGCGTGGTTGTGGTCGTGGCTGACAGACGTTACCGGTTAAAAGGGCTGAAACGTGGGGAAGTGGCGCTTTATGACGATCAGGGGCAGTCAGTTGTCCTCACTCGTTCTGGTATTGTGGTGAACGGTGCCGGAAAGCCGATCATTTTCAAAAATGCGTCTAAAGCGCGTTTTGAAATGCCCATTGAGTCTACGTGTGACATCACTGATAACTGCGACAGCGGCGGTATAACCATGAGTCAGATGCGTGTTACCTACAATGGCCATAACCATAATGAAAACGGTGATGGCGGTGGTGTCACTGACGCTCCGGTTCAACAGATGAGCTGATAACCATGATGATTAAAGTTAACGGGCGACCAGTAGCGTCCGGGGCTTCGCTCGACCTTTTGACACGGGCGGTAATTATTTCGCTTTTCACATGGAGGCGGGCTGAGCGGGATGATGATACGTCGCAGACATTTGGATGGTGGGGGGATACCTGGCCTGCCGTTCAGAATGATCGTATCGGCTCGCGCCTGTATTTGCTACGCCGGAGCAAACTGACCAACAAAACCCCGCAGCTTGCCAGAGATTATGCCCGTGAGGCGCTGGCGTGGATGGTGGAGGATGGTGTTGCTTCCTGTCTTGATATTAACGCTGTCCGGACCGGAACAGATTCGCTGGCACTCGTCATTATCATTTACCAGCGTGACGGCAATATTCACAACATTATTTTTGATGATATCTGGAGTGAACTGAATGGCTGACAGTCAGTTTTATCGCCCCGGCCTCCCGCAGCTTATCTCTGTGATCCGGAGCGATTTATTAACCCGTTTTGAGCAGGATACGCTGCTTCGTCGTATGGATGCGGAAGTGTATGCCCGAGTACAGGCCGCAGCCGTGCACACGTTGTATGGGTATATTGATTATCTTGCCAGAAATCTGTTGCCGGACATGTGTGATGAAGACTGGCTATATCGGCACGCCAGAATCAAACGGTGCCCGAGAAAAGCCGCCGTTGCTGCTGTCGGATATGTTCGCTGGGATGGCGTTGAAGGTGTGCCAACTCTGCCAGCAGGCACACAAATCCAGCGTGAAGACCAGGTGACATTTACGACCACCGCAACGGTGACGGCGTCCGGAGGTTTGTTGCGGGTGCCTGTGGTGGCAGATGAACCCGGTTCAGCAGGAAATACGGATGACGGTATTGCCATGCAACTGGGAACGCCTGTCAGTGGCCTGCCCTCCTCGGGGTACGCGGATACCATCACTGGCGGAGAAGATATTGAGAACCTTGAAATCTGGCGGGCGCGGGTGATGGAACGTTATTACTACATCCCGCAGGGTGGCGCAGATCCTGATTATGTTATCTGGGCGAAAGAAGTTCAGGGAATTAACCGCGCATGGACTTTCAGGCACTGGAAAGGCATTGGAACGGTAGGAGTGATGGTGGCGACAAACGATCCGGAGCATCCGGCCCCGGATGAAAGCGTCATTAACGCAGTCAGAGACCACATTCTTCCTCTGGCTCCTGTTGCCGGAAGCGGATTGTATGTATTCGGTGCAACAGAGAAAGTCATCCCGATGACGATTGCGCTATCGAAGGACACACCACGGATCAGGGCTGCAATAAAAGCAGAACTGAATGCGCTGATGTTCCGGGATGGTGTACCGGAAGGGCGTATGTATCTGTCCAGAATCAGCGAGGCCATCAGTTTATCTGCAGGCGAAGTGGCTCACCGGTTAATCGTCCCTTCATCCGATATTGATTTGGGGAAAACCGAGCTTCCGGTGCTTGGGGAGATCACATGGCAGGCTTATGACCCGGTAAGGAGTAAATAATGGATTCGTTACAGGATGATTATACAAAGTTGTTGTACGGGCTGATGCCGCCGGGACCTGCATGGTCAGATACTGACAGTGTGCTTGACGGTCTGGCGCCGTCGCTTGTGCGTGTCCACCAACGGGCTGATGAACTGGTGATTGAAATAGATCCGGGTCAGTCAACAGAACTGATTGAACGTTATGAAAAATTGTATGGTTTACCAGACTCCTGTTCCCCTGTCGGGACTCAGACATTACGCCAGCGTCAGCAACGGCTGGAAGCAAAAGCTAATGTGGCTGGTGGCATAAATGAGCAGTTTTTTCGGGATCAGCTTGAGGCGCTGGGATATACCGGCGTGACGATCGAACAGTTCCAGCACCTGGATGCAAGCCCCGATCCTGAATGGGGAGATCGCTGGCGTTACTTCTGGCGTGTGACGTTGCCAGTGGATGCGGGTGCTCAGTGGCAGACGTGCACGGATGCCTGTAACACACCGATCCGGACGTGGGGCGATACCGTTGCCGAGTGTGTGATTAATAAATTGTGCCCGTCACATACCGTCGTTTTATTTTCCTATCCTGATGAGGTTGAAGATGCACAGGATTGATACGCTGACTGCGGTAAAAGATAAATTTGGCCCGGGCAAGAACGGATTTACTGACGGAAGTCTTCGCACGGGGCGCCTTGCCACCTGGCTGAACAGCGATATGTGGGATGCCGTTCAGGAAGAGATTTGTCATGTGATTGAGGGGGCGGGAATTACGCTGAATAAAAAGGAACACAACCAGTTATTTCTGGCTGTGCTGGCGCTGATTGGTAAAAAAGCCCTGCTTAAAGAAAATAACCTCAGTGACATTCCCGATAAACAACAGGCCCTGGTGAATCTGGGGTTATCGGGCGTGGTGGCAAACCTTTACCCGGTTGGCGCGCCGATCCCGTGGCCGTCGGATGTGCTCCCGGATGGTGGTTATGCTTTTATGTATGGACAGGCCTTTGATAAGTCCGCTTATCCGCTGCTGGCGCGGGCGCATCCATCCGGCATTATTCCGGACATGCGGGGCTGGACGATTAAAGGGAAGCCCGCAGGCCGCGCGGTACTCTCTCAGGAGATGGACGGCAACAAGGCGCACGGGCACACGGCGAGGGCGCTGGAGACCGACCTCGGAACGAAAACCACGTCACATTTTGACTACGGGACAAAAACCACCAGTGAAGACGGGGAGCACGTCCATGAGTTCGGCGGGCGTGTATGGTCGTACTGGGGAGATTCAAACCACCTTTCACTTCATGTCGGGAGCGGCGAATGGACGAAGGCGGGAGGGCGACACGTCCATACGATTAATATCGGCGGACACGTCCACACCGTCTGGATTGGCCCGCACGGTCACGTGGTGATAGTGGACCAGGACGGCAACCCGGAGACCACCGTAAAAAACATTGCATTTAACTACATAGTGAGGCTGGCGTGATGACGTTTAAAATGAGCAGCAAGGCGCAGACCATCAAAATTTATAACCTGCGGGCAGACACCAAAGAGTTTATCGGGGCGGGGGATGCGTACATTCCGCCGCACACCGGATTACCGGCTGACAGTACCGACATTGCGCCGCCGGAAATCCCGGAGGGACACATTGCGGTCTTTGACCCGGAAACCGGTACATGGCGCCTGACTGAGGACCACCGTGGCGAGACGGTTTACGATACAAAGAC